CATTTGACGCAACTAATGAGTACAAAGATCTCTGAGAATACTAATATACAACTTGACTTAAAAACTGTAGTAGCAATAATAATGGTTACAGCCTCTTTTGTAGGCATGTACTACACACTGCAAGCAGATATTGAAGAAGCTAGAAAATTACCACCTATTGAAGTAACTCGTTTAGAGTATGAATTAAAAGAAGAGTGGAATGAAGATATGATTATGCAGTTAAAAGAAGCTGTAGAAATGCTTGAAGGAACTCAAGATATATTAAAAGAAGAAATTAAAATAACTTCTGCTATGTTACAAGATGGAACTGAAGCTGATGGAAAATTTGAAGAACTTCAGAGACAATTAGAAGAATTAGAAAATAAAAAACCTAGTACTAGAGTTATAGTAAAAGAGGTTAAAGTAGATAAGAAAGGTAGAAAGCTATAATGAAAGAAGTATTAGACTTAGTTAGAGAATTTGGATTATCGTTAGTTGTAGCTGTAGCAGCTTCATACGCTTTGTATAAATTTTTCTTTTTTAGTATTAGAGAAGTTAAATCAACATTTGAAAAAAGACATGAAACTATGGCTAAAAACATGGAAGAAGTTAAAGTGGGTTTAGCAGAAATAAAGTCTGATTTAAAAGTGTTAGTAGAGTTTTTAAAATCTTATAAAAAATAAATCATGGACGCAAAAAAATTAAAACAAATAGCAAGCGAGCTTAGAAAAGCTTCAGCCATGCACAAAAGTCAGGCTGCTAGAATAGATAAGATGCTTAAATCTTTAAAACCAAAATCTAAAAAATAATATTATGGCAAAAAAATTTCCAGAAATAAAAGAAAAAAATGAAGGTAAATTTACGGCTTGGGTTAAGAAAAATATGCCAGGTAAATCTACTTGTGCTGCAGCTTCTGCTGTTATGAAAAACAAAAAGAAATATAAGCCAGCTGTAGTTAAAATGGCTAATTATGCTAATAACTTTGGTTGTAAGAAAAAGTAATGGGTTATGTAAGTGCTGCTCAAAGAAAAGCTGTGTGGGCTTCTAAAAATGAGCAAAAGAAAAAGAAAAAAACTAAAACTAAGAAACGTGCCAAAAAGTAAAATAAAAGGTGGAGGTACTAAAAAAGTTTGCTTACCTAAAGCTAAAGTAGATAAAATGTCTGCTGAAGAAAAACGTAAAGTTATCAACGCTAAAAAAAATGCTGCGTCAAGAGGTAAGTATAGACGTAGTTCTAAAAGTAATGTAAAAGGTGCTAGGAAAAAAGGTGCTACATTAAGAGACTGGTTTGAAAAAGAAAACTGGGTAAATGTAGCTACTGGAGAACCATGCGGTAAATAGTAAACTATGGCTACAAAAAGAAAAATTAAAAGAACTAAAATATCAGCAGCTTGTAAAGCGGCAGCTAAAAAAAAGTTTGACGTATGGCCGAGTGCTTATGCTAGTGGTTGGGGAGTAAGATGTACTAGAGCTGGTGGACCTGGTAAAATGGGTAAGAGTAAAAAGAAAAAATAATGGCTGTAGATAAAAAAACATTAAAGTGTAATAAACCTAAAAGAACACCTGGCCACAAAACTAAATCTCATATTGTTAAAGCTTGTGAAAAAGGTAAAGAGAAAATTATTAGATTTGGTCAGCAAGGTAAAAAAGTAAATACATTGTCTGGTACGGCTGGTAAACCTAAAGCAGGTGAGTCTGCAAAAATGAAAGCTAAAAGAAAAAGCTTTAAAGCAAGACACGCAAAAAATATAGCTAAAGGTAAAATGTCAGCAGCGTATTGGGCTGATAAAGTTAAATGGTAATGAGAGATAAAGGATTAGGCGATACAATAGAACGTTTTACTACGTTTACAGGTATTAAAAAATTTGCAGACAGTATACCAGGAGGTTGTGGCTGTGATGCTAGAAAACAATGGTTCAATAAGAACTTTCCCTATAACATGAATAAAAAATAATACGATATGCCAAGTATGAAAAAATCAAAGCAAAGAGTAGAGCAAGACTATTCTAGAAATGCTATACGTGATTACGAAACAGGCCATAAAAAAGCTGCTAATTACGAAAAGAAAAAAGCTTTAGAAGTAGCTGCTGGAGAAATGCACGGTTATTTTGCGTCTGCACATAAGATACACAAACACGGAAAAGGAAGAAGTTAATATGGAAAAGATTAAAGATATAGTAAATGCAAACTGGTTTAAAGCTGCGGCTATAGCTGGTATAGGTACTTTATTAATATTTGAAAAACAATTGTTTTACTCAGGTATTACATTTGGTATTGCTATTAGAGAATTTTTATTAGCATTTAAAAAATAATGGGATTTAAACTAACTCCACCATATAATATTAAAATGATGAACACGCCTATTTACAGGACGGGTAAAAATTATAATATAAATGGCGAAGTAAAGGAAAATGGATCCATGATAATAACGGATGACATTAGTGATCCGAAACAACTAGCAAATACTATCAGTCATGAGATGGTCCACGTTGAACAAATAAAAAGTGGAAAGCTTAAGTTTGATGGTAAAAATTACATTTATAAGGGTAAAAAATATCCAATGAAAAACTTCAACACAGCTCAACAAAGGATGAAAGCTCCTTGGGAAAAAGAAGCTCGTGCTGCAGAAATATATAAAAAACATAAAAGATAAAACAATGCCAGGAATGAAAAAAATGCCTCAAGATAAAAAAAATTATAAGTCTAAGGCGGCAATGAAAGATGGTCAAGATACCTTGAACACAATGCAACCACGAAAAGGTGGTATATACATGGATAGAGAAGATGGTAAATTACCTATGGATAGAGTAGGTAAATACTATCAAGAAACTAATCCAAAGATGGAACAAATTAAAAGAATTTCTTTAGATGACAAAGGTTATATAGGTAGAGATCTTGCTGGATCTACAAATGAACTAATTGATGTTGCTAATAAAGGAATTAAAAAAGCTAAAGATGTAGTAAAAAGTGTTCCAAAAGATCCAATACCAACTATGGACATGGGTGACTCTGGTTACATTATGCGTGATATAAAAGGTAGCGGTAATGAAATTATTAGATCTCTTAATAAAGGAATAAATTATTTAACTGGTAAAAAGTAGTCCTTGAAGTTTTCTAAAACTGGATATAAACGTAATAGCCCTGATGTTAATAAACCCGTCAACTATATAGCTGGCGGGTCTATTACTATGAACGGGGTAGACTTTAAAGTTTTAGCAATACCTAGTGTTGGCCAAGCTGTAGTAATGGAACCTGGTAAAGATTATGATTTTCCAGGTGCTAAGTATGTAAAAGAAATACCATTAAAATGAGTAAGAAAAAATTAAGAGACACTAAAGTAGGATCATTTTTAGCTAGCAAAGCTCCTAAAGTTTTAGACGTTATAGGCAACGTATTACCTGACCAAGGAACTTTAGGTATAGTAAAAAACCTTATAACAAGTGATACTAATATAGAGCCAGAAGATAAAGAAATGGCTATGAAGCTTTTAGAACAAGATATAGCAGAAATGCAAAATGTTTCTAATAGATGGAATAGTGATATGAAGTCTGACTCGTGGTTGTCTAAAAATACTAGGCCACTTACTCTTATATATTTAACATTGGCCTCAACGATATTAATAGTAATAGATTCATTTCATACTTTATTTGATGTAGATACTGCATGGGTGGAACTATTAAAAACATTACTTATAACAGTTTATGTAGCGTACTTTGGTAGTAGAGGCGCAGAAAAAATAACAAAAATAAAAAAATAAAGATGGCAGAATATAACGACTGGGAACCTGTATTGGATCCCGTAAACGGAGTAATGCAACAGGAGCCTAGAGTTTTTGGTCACGATGCTGTGGCTATATCTGCTGGAGCACTTAATGGTGGATTTACTATTACAAATGGTGGAAGTGGATTTGACTCTTCTGATGTTGGTGATACTGTAGCTCAATCAGGAGCTAGCTCGCCTTCAGGTGGTTCTGGTGCTACATTTAACATAACGCAAGTAACAGGCGACGCTGTAACAGGAGTTGAACTTACTAGTAGCGCAACAGGTGGTACTGGCTATGTTGCTGGTATGGTAATAACATTAGCTGCTGCAGCTTCAGGTGGTAGCGGTTGTCAAGTCACAGTTAGCAGCAGGGGAGCAGATATACCTAATACAGGTAAAAGAGGCGCTGTTGTATACAATGGCAAATCTTCAGCACAAGATATTACAATAGTAACTGAAGCTGGTAATCAAGTTGAATTTAAAAGTTGTCAACCTGGTACAGTGGTAGGACATAAAGCTCCTATGTTAGCAAAGAAATTAGTTGCAGGTACAGACTGTGTAGCTATATATTAAAAAAAATACAATTAAATTTAATCAAATGAAAATAACTAAAAAAGAGTTAGAAAAAGCTCAAGAGCTTTCTACAAAATACAATAATTCTATAGTAACCTTAGGTAACTTAGAGTTATCTAAACAAGATATTTTAACGAAAGCTGCTAAAAATAGGCAAGAAGTAGAAAGCTTAAAACAAAAACTAGAGAAAAAATATGGCCAAGTAAATATTGATCTTGCTACTGGAGAATACGTGAAGAATGAAAGTGATAAGGAAGATTAGTATAGGTTCTGACTACAAAAATGATGCAATGCATTATTCTACTGGTCAAGAGGTATACGGTGGACATACTATTAGCGATATTCTTTTTGAAGATGAAGATCAATCATATAACATTTGGATAACCAAACAAAATGAAGTTCTTCCTTGGAAAAAGTTTAATCGCAATATGGCTATATCTGTAGAGTACGATTTAAAATACTAGTGAAAAGTTTATATCAATTTATTGTTAAACCTTTTGATAATAGGTACGACAATGTAAAAAAATTAGATGATAAATATCTAATTATAAATACTAGTATTGAAAAACACTTATTTGTTAGTAAAAAAGCTGTAGTAGTTTCAACACCTGCAGCTTTTAAAACTAAAATAAAAATAGGTGATATAGTATATGTGCATCATAATATATTTAGAAGATATTACGATATAAGAGGAGTTGAGAAAAATAGTAGTACTTATTTTAAAGATAATATGTACTTTTGCAACGTAGATCAAATTTATATGTACAATGACAAATGCCATTTAAATTACTGCTTTGTAAAACCTATTGTAAATAAAAACGAATTAGACGTTAATATAGAGCAACCTAATGTTGGTATAATAAAATATACTAATAGTTCCTTAGAAGCTCTTAAAATAAAACCTGGAACACTTGTAACGTTCACACCTAACTCAGAGTTTGAGTTTATTATAAATGATGAACGACTTTATTGTATGAAATCAAATGATATAGCATTAATCCATGAGCACAAAGGAAACGAGAAAGAATATAATCCAAGCTGGGCGAAAAGCAGTTGATGAGTTAATTAAAGTAGCTGAAGAGCAAATTATTACAGATAGTGCTGATGATTTAGCGGCTGATAGATTAAAAAATGCTGCAGCTACAAAAAAGCTTTGTATTATGGATGCTTTTGAAATACTACAAAGAGTAGAAGAAGAGCAAGCTATATTAGATGGTAAAGACATTAATAAAGAAACTAAAAGTTTTAAAGGCTTTGCAGAACGTAGAAGCAAATGAGTTATCAACAAACACTTTGGAAAGAAGTAAAAGACGTTGTTAATTCTAAAATACTAGCTAAAAACAATAGGTTTAAAAAATGGGAGTATGGTTATAACTCTGATTATGATTTTATAGTAATAAGTAAAACAGGTAAAATTGGACAAATCATTGAAATACAAAATCTCAGGATTGCTTTACCAGCAGCAAATGAATCGTATAAACGAAGCAAAGTCAAAGCGGAACAATATTGGGAAAAGTTTGAATATCCAAAAGAATTACAAAGAATAAAAAGTAGGTTTGACTGGGAAGATCTACCTTTAGACTTTAAAGAAAAATGGTATGATTATATAGACGATGAATTTACTAGACGAGAAGAAGGATTTTGGTTTTATAACAATGGTGTTAATACTTACATTACTGGTACTCATTATATGTACTTGCAATGGTCAAAGATCGACGTTGGGGCTCCTGACTTTAGAGAAGCAAACAGACTCTTCTTTATATTTTGGGAAGCGTGCAAAGCCGATCAAAGATGTTACGGCATGTGCTACCTTAAAAACAGACGATCTGGATTCTCTTTTATGGCAAGTGCAGAACTTGTCAACCAAGCTACAATATCTTCCGATGCTAGATTCGGTATACTTTCCAAGTCTGGTGCAGATGCCAAAAAAATGTTCACGGATAAAGTTGTACCCATATCAGTTAACTATCCGTTCTTTTTTAAACCCATTCAAGATGGTATGGATCGGCCAAAGACTGAGTTGGCATATCGTGTTCCAGCCGCAAAGCTTACTCGTAGAAAGCTCCAGGAAAATATTAAAGAACTAGATATACAAGGATTAGATACAACGATTGACTGGAAAAATACAGGTGATAACTCTTACGACGGTGAAAAATTAAAAATATTAGCTCACGATGAAAGTGGTAAATGGGAAAGACCTGATAATATATTAAACAATTGGAGAGTTACAAAAACTACTTTACGTCTAGGATCAAGAATTGTAGGTAAATGTATGATGGGCTCAACATCTAATTCATTAGACAAAGGTGGAGACAACTTCAAAAAAATATACGAAAATTCTGACGTTACTAAAAGAAATAGAAACGGACAAACATCTTCTGGGCTCTATAGCTTGTTCATACCTATGGAGTGGAACTACGAGGGATTCATGGACACTTATGGATTACCTGTCTTCGTTGGAGGAGAAAATCCAGTCAAAGGAATTGATGGTTACCTTATTACAACAGGAGTTGTTGAACACTGGCAAAACGAAGTTGAAGGACTTAAATCAGATCAAGACAGCTTAAACGAATATTACAGACAGTTTCCAAGAACTGAAGCACACGCTTTTAGAGATGAAGCTAAAAATACTTTATTTAACCTAACTAAAATATATCAACAGATAGATTATAATGATGGTATAAATAATGAAGTTTCTGTAACTAAAGGAAGTTTTATGTGGAGCAATGGTGTTAAAGATACTAGAGTTGAATTTATACCAAATAACGATGGAAGATTTTTAATATCGTGGGCACCTCCAACTTATTTACAAAATAATGTTATTAATAAAAATGGACTTAAATACCCCGGTAACGAACACGTTGGAGCTTTTGGCTGTGACAGTTACGACATTAGCGGTACTGTGGATGGTAAAGGCTCTAATGGATCTTTACACGGATTAACTAAATTTTCTATGGAAGATGCTCCGCCTAACCACTTTTTTTTAGAATATATATCAAGGCCACAAACTGCTGAAATATTCTTTGAAGATGTTTTAATGGCTTTAGTATTTTATGGTATGCCTATATTAGCTGAAAACAATAAACCTAGATTATTATATTATTTAAAGCGTAGAGGTTATAGAGGTTTTAGTATGAATCGACCAGATAAAATTTGGAATAAGCTTTCAACAACTGAAAAAGAAATAGGTGGTATACCTAACTCTAGTGAAGATATTAAGCAAGCTCATGCAGCTGCAATAGAAAGTTATATTGAAAACTATGTAGGTCAAAAAGCCGATGGCTATGGTGATATGTATTTTTCTAAAACTTTAGAAGACTGGAGTCAGTTTAATATAAATAATAGAACAAAACATGATGCTTCTATAAGCTCTGGTTTAGCTATTATGGCTTGCAATAAAAATATGTACAAACCAAATCCTGAAAGAAAATATCAACCTATTAGTTTAGGAATAAAAAGATACGACAATGATGGGATTATTTCTAAAATAATAAAATAAATAAATGCAAATTTCTTACAACATGGACAGTTCTTTTCCAGATCAGGTAGTACCAGACGCGGAAAAAGCAACCATTGAATACGGTCTAGCTGTTGGTAGAGCTATAGAAGGTGAATGGTTTAGAAATTATAGGTATGGCACAACCGCTCCAGGTTATGCTGTAAATTTTAATAATTATAACTTATTAAGACTTTACGCTAGAGGGGAACAACCAGTACAAAAATACAAAGATGAATTAGCTATTAATGGTGACTTGAGTTATTTAAATTTAGACTGGAAGCCAGTTCCCGTAATTTC